AGCCAGCATTGTTAGACGATCCTGAATTGACGGTGATATTTCCAGAAGTGTTGAAAACAAGATAAGTATAAGTACCGTCATTAGTTACAGAATTAGCATTAGAATTGATGGAGAATGGCGTAAAAGTTGTAATTGAGTTAGACGCTGCAGACTCAGGCGAGTTTCCAGCTGCGTTAGTAGCGTGAACAGTAAAGGTGTAAGAAGTTGAAGAAGAAAGACCTGTTACGGTAATAGGTGAGCTTGATCCTGTAGCAGTAATACCGCCTGGGCTAGAAGTTGCTGTATAAGAAGTAGCTGCTGGACCTGTGCCTGCTGGCGTAAAAGCTACGGTAGCCGTAGTTGTGCCAGTAGCTGTAGCTGTGCCAATAGTCGGAGCTAAAGGTTGAAGGTGTCCTGTTTTAGATGAGGCGACTACGCCAGGAATAATAGGCATTTTAAGCAATATCTCCTACGACATACCAGGTATTAGCAGCTGTCTGAATAGCAGTAGCCATAGCGTTTTGTGCGCGGATCTTAGGAGCTGTAGAAGTACCACCAGTTGAAGCGATTGTCACTCCAGAGCCACCAGAAATAGTGACTTGCCCAGCTCCACCTTGAATAAAGTTGATCTGAGTACCTACTGCATAAGCTACTGAAGAGTTAGGTGGAATTGTTACCGCGATAGATGAGGCGTTAGTAAGAGTAATAACAGCAGCAGCGTCAGAAAGTACAGGTGTATAAGTTGTACCAGTCTGAGCATTTACTGAATAAGTAATAACTGGAGCTGTGAGCGTTTTGTTAGTAAGAGTCTGAGTAGTTGTCTTATCCACAACTACGCTGGTGTCGATAGCCAAAGTACCAGTAGAAGTAATTGTGCCACCTGTAAGACCTGTACCGCCGACTACAGAAGTGACTGTACCCGCAGCTCCAGTAACTGCATAGCTGAGAGCTGTCCAGGTGCTAGACCCATTACCAATTTTTGCTTTACCAGTATCGGTCTCAAAGCCCATTTCACCAGAAGCAAGGGTAGGGTTAGTTGAAGTCCAGTTAGCTGCAGTATCGCGTCGAAGCTGGATCTGGGTTACGACTGCCATTAGGCTGAACCTCCATTAACCGTCTGGGTAGCTGTCTGATTAGCGCGACCGCCTGCGTATGGAGCAATACTATCGGATACGCCACCGTCTATCGAAGCCACGTTAGTAGCTGAAGTAAGGGCTATCCAGGCACTGCCATTGTAGACACGGAAACTATTGTCGCTTGTGTTGAAATACGAATCACCAGCTCGGAGAGTAGGAGTAGTTAAATCCGTCGTAGACGTAGGGTGATTTACAGGATCTAAAGCTAGCTTACTCACGCAATATCGCCTGTCACGAGCCAGGTGTTAGTAGAGGTCTGAATAGCTGTAGCTGTGGCGTATTGAGCGCGTAGCTTAGGAGCTGAAGCTGTGCCACCTGTTGAAACGATTGTGACACCTGAACCGCCAGAGATCGTAGGCTGACCTGCACCGTACTGCGTGAAAGAAATCTGAGCTCCGACTGGGTAAGCCACTGAGCTATAAGGTGGAATAGTTACAGCTATAGATGAGGCGTTAGCCAGGGTAACGATAGATCCGTTGTCCGAAAGGACTGTGGTGTAGCTGGTGCCAGTCTGAGCATTGACCGCGATATTGACAGCTGAGAGCACGTTACTGGTTACAGCTACACGAAGATCAGTGATATTGGCATTGACGATCGAGGTGGCGTTAGCTGCGACTGCGACCTTAGCAAGAGCGATCGAGTTAGCTGGCGTAGCTGGGACGGTAGGTGAACTAGCTGCAGTACCTGTAACGACGTTGATAACGACGTTATTAGTCGATCCTGTGTAGTAAGCGTCATTGACCGTTAGGCATACGAGGTCGATACGAGGGTTAGTCGCGTTAGCTGTGGCGATAGCAGCCGTAGCATTAGCGTCGTTATAGGCGACGTAGACACCCATATTGGCCTGGGTTGTACCCACGATAGCTGCCCAGCCAGAAGAGATCTGGACAGACATACCAGGAGTAGCGCTCTGGGATACAGCTAGTGAAGAGCTGCCGATTGTGCCTGTGGTCGAATAGAGAGCCTGCATAGAGAGGCGATCGTTTTCAGCTGGGTGTGAACCATTCTGTAACCAGCTAGGGGGTGTGCGTAATGCCATTAGATCTCCTCTTTATGCGTAAGCATTGTTCCATTGTACAGTGGCGTTAGTTTGACCGATAGTCGTACCAGTCCCAGTGAAGTAGAAAGAGCTAGTACCAGGAGCAGCTGCGAACCATTGGGACGAACCTAATAATAGGTTACGAGCTGGGTTGCCGTTGAGCAGGACAGTCTTATATTGAAGGTCGATCGAGATAATGTCCGACTGGATCATTGTGTAATTAAAAGAAAGCGCCTGGGAGCTTGTAAGCGATCCGACCACTGGGTTAGTGACTGGGCCGTAGATCGTAATAATTGGGTAGGTAGTAGTCGTACCGTTATTGGTAATCGTGGCTACCTGGGTCTGTGAACCGCCACCAAAGGTCAAGTTATAGGTACGGTTGTAAGTACGACCGAGAGGCTGCGTAGGGGTCATAGAAGCTGTCTGGGTGGTGTAATCGTAATAGCGAGGATCTGGGCAGAAGAACTCGTACTGAGCCTTGATCTTGCCGTAGGTGTAGTCAGGATCGACCGTCGAGATACCTTTTCTCACGCGAGCATTGACATACTGGAAGTTATCGCCAGCTGAGAGCTGGAATTGAAGCGGGGTGGTGCCAGTCTGCTGAGGCTGTAGAGCTGCCTGGAGCAGGTTGAAATTAGCTTGAGCGCTCAGGCTGTTACCCGACATAATCTGAAGCGTCACCGTGATCGTACGACCTGAGAAGAAATCGCGTCCTGAGAACATACCGTCTTGGTAACCGCGATCAGAGTCCTGTACACGAAGGGTAGGAAGGGCCTCTAGGCCGTCTACCTGGAGGATCTGGTATGGAGAGCTAGCTCCACCGAATACGAAGCCGTTAAAGGCAAAGGAATAGGGATTTAACGAGGTTACTGTGCTCACATAGCCACCAATCCGAACTTAGCCATAGAGACAAGTTTATTCTGAATATCCGTAGGCGCTGTCGATCCGTCTACTGCGATAGGCGCGTTAATGACTACCTGGGGAGCACCCTCAAAAGCCATTCCCAAGCGTGGGGTAGATCCTGTGGTGGTAGAGCCACTTAGACCAGAAGCTGCAAGTACACCCGCTAAGGTCGAAGTATCCACGCCTGAAGAAGTAGACGGTACATAAGAAGTACCGCTAGCTCCACCGTAGGTAGATCCACTGTAAGAAGATCCAATACCCGAAACCGTACCGCCTAGACCTTGAATCTTTGCAGCTGCAGCGTCGATCTTTGCCATAAGCGCGTCAAGCTGTTTCATAGTGCTATCTGAAATTGACTTTACAGCCGTGTCGTAAGTATTTTGAGAAGCTGTTAAAGCAGCTGTCAAAGTTGTCTGAGCAGCTGTTAAACCTGTCATCAAAGCATTATTAGCTGCGTTTTGAGCTTTGGTGAGATTATCTTGAGCTGTAGCGAGCGCTTTGTTAAGCGTGTCAGTAGCTGCAGCTGCAGCCTTTGTATGAGCGTCTGTAGCTGCGTCTAGGGCTGCTGCGTAGGTAGCGTTTTCCTTAGCGATCGAATCTTGCAAAGTAGCTGCGTTATCAGCCATCTGCGTCTGGAGAGTAATGCCGACTTGAGCATACTGATCCATTAGCTTTTCAGTAGCGAGCTGAGCGCCACTGTTCATTTGTGTAGCTAGCTGATCGAGCCCAGTCTGGGAAACGTCCTGGATCTGACCGTAAAGTGACTTGATCTGAGCAGCTGTATCAGGTGTGGCATTGAGGACTGACTGAGCCATTTGATCGCCCACTTGTGGGCCTTGAGCCAAAACTTCCTGAATAAAGGTCTGGGTATAACCTGCAGCTGCAAGTTGTCCAGCGTCTTTTTGGAGTTTGAGAACAGCGTCAAGTTGATCTTTAAGTGAACTTGCAAGGCCCTCAGCTGTTGAGCCAGAGCTGGTAAAGAGCTTGCCGACGTCGATCTTTGTGGCGCTTTCCCACGAGCTAGTAAGAAGGTCGATCGACTGCTGCACGATAGCTTGCTGCTTATCGGCTGCTGCTTGCTGAAGCTGGACAGCCTTATCTGCAGCTGCTTGCTGAAGTGAGGCGATCTTGTCATTATGGTTAGCGAGGAGATCTGCCTGCTTCTGCTGATAGTCAGCGTCGATCTGCGTGATCTTGTCCTGGTAAGCCTGGTGAGCATTAGCGCTTGCTGTATCAAAGGCGTCCTGAGCTGCTTGCATAGCGTCGTCGTGTTTAGTCTGAAGGCTCGCTACCGTGTCGTCATAAGCCTGTTGAGCTTTGGTATCACGGTCGATCTTTGCAGCCATAGCTGCGTCCATCTTGTCCTGGCGATCCTGAAGCGCAGTCGCGTAGTCAGTCTGAAGTTTTGTCATTTCAGCTTGAGCTGTAGCTAAGGCGTCAGCTTGCTTCTTTGCTGCAGCTGCAGCTTTAGCAGCTCCCTTATCAACGTTTCCACCTGGGACAAGGCCAGTAATATCAAGAGGCTCGCCTGAGCTAGTGCCTCCAGCCGTAGCCAAAGCGTCTTTAATGTTAGGGAACTTAATGTCGATCTTCTTGTTAGATAGACCGTCGAGCTTGCTGCTAAACCCGCCAATTTCTTTAGCTGCGCCATTTACCGCGTCAGCTATACCCTTGAAGTGACCGCCGATAAACGGTAGGTGTGTAGCTGCTTCGATTACCTTGCCGATAGCTCCGACCAGGTATCCAAAGGCGTCGATAACGAGCTTGAGAGCGTCTACAACGACCTTTCTGAAGGTCTCTGAGCTATTCCATAGCTTGACAAATCCTGCAATTACTAGACCGATTACAGCGACGATAGCGACGATTTCGATATTGGCAGCTACCCAGGCTGCAGCTTGAGCATAAAGCTGTTTAGTCAGATTAACGATAACTACCGTGAGAACAGTACCTACGATTAGAGCAATAGCCTCCATAGCTGCTTTATGCTCACTGAGCCACTTGAGAGATCCGATAAACCAGCTCTCGAGCTTTGTTAGAACAGGAAGAAGAAGGTTTCCGATCTTCTCTTTAAGATCCTCAGTCTGTACGCCGATAATCTGCATTTTGCCAGCGTAGGTCTGAGCGTAGGCTGCAGCTTGACCGCCGATTTTCTGGTTTAACTGGTCAAAAGCTTTAGAGATAGCTTCATTTTTAGGTAGGTGTGTGTCCAGGACAATACCGAACTCACGGAAAGCTCTAGCTGCGCCAGTAGTACCGCGTGTCAAAGTAGAAGCAGCTGTAGCAAGATCTTCGTGCTTGAGTCGAGCGTAGTCTGCAGCTACGGACATAAGCCTGGTGGACTCAGTGACTGATCCAGTCGCTGTAATCATCTTTGTAAAGGCGTCGCGTGTGTCGTTAGCCTTAAATCCGAGGTTACCCATAGCCTCAGTGGACTTCATAATGGCTTCACGGTTAGCGTCGGTATTGACCTTCGCGTTATTCATAGCTGTACCGAGAGCAGCTACAGAAGTCTGAGCTGCTTCAGCTGCTTTTACTGAGTCTTTAAGAAAACCCTCAAAATCGGATATACCTTTTTGCAGAGCTGAGCTGGCAAAGGTACCGAGCATAACTGTCTTGAGCCCAGTGAACTTTGAGCTCGCTGTATCAGCTGCAGCTGTAATGTTTTTGATACTGGTCGTAGCTTGATTAACACCAGTCTGAACACCAGAAGTCTCAAGATTGACGGTGATATTTAGTGGAGGGATTTCACCTGCCATTTACTATCCCCCCAAAGGTCTGAACGAGTATGCCAGGATCTGACTGAGCTGCCCTGACGTGACGAGTCCAGTGAGCGCAGGCTCCATATATGGGTATTTTACCCCACTTGCCCAGCGAGGGTTTCCTAATTCGAGCGCACGAGCATAGACAGCACCAGCTCCTACTTCAGCTGTATAGCTACCGAAACCTTTACGACTTGAACCATAAGTCATAGAAGTAAGAAGGTTTCCTGTACCTCTGTTAGGGCCTCGACCGTCGCCTGGAGAGATATGCGGGTTGTATCGGTAATACTGATTGCCATTACGAGCAGTAACGCGCACTGGAGGGTTAGAAGCTGAGTCAGCGTTTTTCTTTGCGTTGATATAAACCTGGCGAGCTATCAGGGACATAGCTCCATTAGCTGCCTGGTCAAAGCGAGCAAGCCAGCGCTGCATACCAGCCTGAAACTCAGCAAAGTTATCACTCACCGCTGCGCCTGCTCCATCTTCTCGTTTTGCACTTCGTCTAGGGTATCAGCGATAGCTAGTAGCCAGTCGGCACGATTAGCTGGTAGCTCATCTACCTGGCTAGGCGTCCAGCCGAAACGATCTGCGAACTTAAAATAGACCCATTCTTCATCTGGATAATCCAGATCTGGGTGACGTTGAAAGCCCTGAAGCGTAGCTTTTAAGCGTTGGAGCTTTCTGTAACCGCTTTTGGGTCTGCCTCATTCTTGTCATTCTTAGCAAGAGTAGGGAAGAGGATCGAGCTAATATCTTCAGAAGCTTTGACCAAATCGTCATAGTCAGCGATCTCTAGCTCTTCAAGCGACTCTGGCTTAACAGAAGGGATAATGAGATCGAACGACCAGTCCTCGACGATTGTGGCGATAAGAGCTTCGCTGAAAGCAAGTCCCTTAGCAATATCGCCTGTGAGACCGTCGCCAGCTTTAATAACACGGTTACGATCTTTGACTCGAAGAGTAGACGGATCTTTAATAGTGACTGTAGCTCCAGATGGGAGCGTGATCTTTGTGCTTGCCATTTTGCCTCCTAATAGGTTGCCCATATCTTAGGGGATAAAAGCCGAGTAGGGGAATCAACGGCGAGGCAAATCAGCCGTGATCCCCCTACTCGATATTAGGGTTTAGAGGTAAGCAGCAGACTTAGCGTTTTGGATAACCCACTTGATAGGGGAGTATCCGACGGTACCTGAGTCTGTGAGGTTACCCTGAGCGTTAATGTCTACTGTGATTTCGACATAATCCTTTGAGCGCTCGATAGCAGCAGCTGTGTAGGCACCCTTTGTAACGGTTGCCTGGATCTGAGTAGCTGCAGCGCCTGTACCTTGAGCCCAGTTAAAGACCAAAGCAGGCTGAGTGTTTGTCAAGAAGTTAGTGAGCTGAGTGTCAGCTTCCATAAGGAAAGTGACCTTGCCTGTGACTTCGAGAGCTCCTACGAATACCTGGTAAGGGTTTTGGGTATTGCCGATACCAAAGATAGGTGAGACTGGACGCTTCATATCGAGGTTTCCAGTAACAGCGTTTGAGACTGTTGTGCCAGCTACTGAAACTGTGCCGTACCAGACAGGTGTAGGCAAGATTGTAGAGAAGCTAGGAGTAGGAGTTGAGACTGTTGATGAGAGCCAGCCAGTTGCCTTTGCGTCGTACTCAAGAAGTCCCTCAGAAGTGAACTTGAGAGAGAAATCGTGGAACTGTATGCCTGGGTAAGAGCGAACGTTAGCTGCGTAGAAATCAGTCAGCGTAAAGGAAGCTGGCTGAGCGTCTGCAGCTGTAGTACCTGAGTTTTTGAGCGAAATAGTGTGGGTGTATGGTGCAGAAGCGCCTGTGAGAACGTCCTCACCGAGAAGTCCTGCGATTGGGAAGCCGATTGTGTCTGCAAAAGCAGCTCCACCAAAGTCAAAGGTAGAGTTACCGCGACCCTGGACATAGTTGTAATTCTTAACGAGTGATCCGCGTAGGCCCTCATCATAGAGTGGGCCGTACTTGTCCATAGGCTTGAGGGTTGTAGCTAGGACTGGGATAAACGTCGTCGGTGCAACGACAGTACCTTTTGTAGTTTCCTTAGCTATGCCTACGTACGAACGGTGGGTATTTTGTACTGACACTTATTCACGCTCCTGCTGTTGAGTCAGACGAGGCTGACGATTGTGGTGCAGCTACTGGAGCTGCTTTCTTACTTGCTGCAGGTGCTACGTCAGCTGCAACGAAATCCGCTGGAGCGTCGAACGTGTCGCCTGGTTTTACTGTCAGTACAAGCGTAGGGAACTCACGAACCGCGTCGCCTGTGTAGGTGTAGCTTGCCATTATTCTCCTATGCCTGGATCATCTCAGTAACGTCAAAGCGGATCTCTGCGAACGTGTCAGTAGCGCCGTTGTCTGACGTGACAGGCTCTCCGTAGAGAGTGTCGATCGCAGGCTCAGCACCCTGCCACACCAGATTTCCAGTCGTATCACCGAACCTGTGATCTGCTCGCAGCGTTGCCTTGATGTTGTCTATAAGTGTATCAAAATCAGCCATAGAGTCCTCAGCGTTATTTTGTACTGAGTGATGGAAGATCTGTAGGACTACCGTGAAATCGACTTGTTTCCAGCCGTTGTGAGCTCCACCAATAGCTATGCGCTTTTCGCGCTCGCTCTGAATGAAGATTACAGCTGCAGCTCGAGATAGCTGTCCAGGCTTAGCACCGACCTGGTAGTTAATACGCTTAGGGAACGAGGTGAAGATCTGGTTGAGCTGGTCGATACCTGCCGTCTTGAGATAGTTGTAGAGCGTAGCTCGTACGTCCGCGCGACCTGCCATTAACGAACCTTACGGAATGGACGCAGTAGCTCCTTTGCCATAGCAAGATCTGAGCCGATAATGTCCTGGACGCTAGGGCCAGAAGAAGGTCGAGTCGTTACTGCCATAGTCATAGAGCTATCACCGCGAACTTTGAGGAAGTCTGTGACCACCAGGATCGCAGCTTCTTTAACAGCTGCAGGCATACCTGAGAAAGCTGCATTAGTGTGAGAGTAAGCCATAGCTGTAGTAAGCGTGACTGGGTTAGCACCGTAGACGTAGTTATTAGCTACCTGCAAGCGCTCGCTGTACTGACCGTCATAGAAGTTAATAACCTGTCCAGGCAAGATACCGACAGGGTTAGCGACGGTAACGCTCTTTGATCCAGCTGTGCCTGTGCCAGTGGTATTGACGTAGCCAGCTGTGTAGTTGTAATTGACGTAGATCTGAGATCCAGTTGAGGGTGGGAAGCCAAAGGCTAAAGGCCCCTGCGAGCTGTATGAGAGGCTTGTCTGGGCGATTGGATAGATCACCTTATCCGACTCGAACCAAAGCGGTGTGAGGTCATTTACGACCGTTAAATTGGTAGGTGTGGCGCCGTAGCTGAGCGAGCTCATAGCAATAAGAGGAGTGATCTCGGGACGGATAATGAGATTACCCTGGGGAGTCATACGCGTACGCTTCTGCTCTGTTACCGAGCGAGCGATCAGTGACTGGTTAAGATGGGTGTTAATCCAGGAGCTTGCGCGACCGATAACGGATAGAAGCTCAGCGTCCTGCTGAGCCTGGGTGCCACCGACTACGAGATTGTTATAGTCGATCGCTGTAGGAGCGTTTTTATATTCAGCAAGGGTTAGATATTCGTCGTCCTGGTAATACGGTGTGTTATTAGTTATTACCGTCGTTGCCATACTCTATATCTCCGTCCGTGCGTGGTGTGGACTCGTAGGTATGCCCACAGCGCGAGCACTTTCTAAACCAGCTGCCGAAACCGCATTGGGTACAAGTGTACCCGCGTTGAGCGTCGCCTGGAGTGTGCCTAGATAGATTCTCTTCTACGAAACCCTGGCTCTTGAGAGCTGCAATATCTTTAGGGTTTGAGACTTCATACATTCCACCTTTGTCAGCTTTGTAGCGTCGAACGCCTGACTGACTCTTGATGTTTGTCTCTTTAACGAAACCGTCGCGTGGTACTAACCGTGCCATTTTGCCTCCAAAGTGATAAAGGGAGAGAGCCGAAGCTCCCTCCCCCTATCTTATTCAGTTTTCGACTATGCAGCTGTGATACCTGAAACGATACCGTTCCAAGCAGGAGCCTGACAGAAGAAGGTACCGCGGAAATAGGTGCTGAACTCATAAGCGAACTGAGTTACAGGCCACTGGATACCCATATAGTCCTGGACGAGGTAGTTAGACCATACGTCTGAAACCTCTGTGTCAGGAATTGGGAGTGTCCACGAGATAACTGGAGCTACGCCCTGTGGGAGCCAAGGGTGGACGATTAGATCCACTGACTTGCCAGTTACTTCATTGACGATACCACCGACGACAGAACCGAGGATTGCTCCTGTGGCTTCGTCCTGAGTGATGTTGAGACGGTAGTTAGCGTTAGCTGCACCCTTGATTGAGTCAGAGAGCTGCTTACGGTCTGAACCGTTGATGAGGATAGCGTCTGGATCAGCCTTTACAGAGTTGTAGAGACCAGCGAATACTGTCTGGAACTCTGTACCTGGGTTGCTGTTCGAGAAGGTACCAGCGATATTGTTGATGAAACCGCTGTTAGCTCCGAGGAGAGTAGGAAGGATTCCGTCATATCCTGTTGCATAAGCAGAAGTATCAGCTGCAGCGCGTGAGGCAACTGGGCCAGTGGTCTTAAGTGGGCCCTGGTTTCCTGTTGTAGAAGTAGCTGCGCCACCGACTGTGAAGGTTGTGCCTGTTGTACGACCCTGGTAGTAAGCGTTAGCTGCACCAGTAGTTGTACCGACATATACGTTGTAAGCAAGTGCGCCAGTTACAGGTGTAGCTGTGACAACAAGAGCCTGTCCTGAAGTGGTTGTAGCTGAAGCGACAGATGAAACGATCGACTCACCAAAACCAGTTGAAGAGATACCAGCGTCTGCTGTGACGTAGACGTAGTAGGTGTTAGCAGCAATAGCTGTAACTGAACCTGAAGCTGTTGCGCCAGCAGCTGAAGCTGTAGGAGCTGAAAGAGCACCTGAGTAGCCTGTAGCTGTACCTCTCGCAAGCAACATCATTCTTTCTTCCATCAACATCGTGGCATAAAGTGTAGAAGTTGATGAAAGCTGACGGAGATCCTGGTATCCAAGACCTGAGAAGTTAGCGTCGAATGAAACGCTATCTGAGAGGCTGTAGGAGTTGTAAGGAAGGACAATATCGTCGGCTGTGTAGCTGATCTTTGGGCCACGCTCGAAGTTGATTGAACCGAAAGCAGTAGTTGTAGATTCAGATACGCCAGGCCAGATCTGTCCTTGTCCACCAGTACCAGTACCTGTGTATCCAGTAATACGCTTGATACGGTGTGAAGTACCGACACCCTTCTTACGAGGGATACGGTTACGGAGAGGTGTAGGACGTGGTGTCAAGAGCTTTGCAGGTGCTTCCAAGTCGAACGCAGCGAAAGAAGTGCTGAGTGGGCTAGTAAGCGAGATATCCTTCTGGATATCCTGCATAGCAAGGCGCTGAGCTGAGATGGCGTTATTAAGGCCAGCTAGAGCGTCAGGTGTAAGTGACTTTGTTGCAGCCATAGCTTCGAGAGCTGCGACTGGATCTGCTGAAGGAGCTTGTCCTGGAACGTTTGTACCAGCTGAGAGAGCCTTTGCAAGCTCACCCTGGTATTCGTCCATACGAGCTGCTGCCTTCTTTGGCGAGCTGACGTCTGAAAAGAGGTCAGTAGCCTTTGGAGGAGTTAGAGCCAATTTAGATTCCTTTGTTTAGAGGGGTCGGTTGATTAGTCCTGGTCGTCAGACTTGCCAGCCTTAGAGAGAAACTCCTTCTCTAGTGCCTTGTAGCCCTTGACCAAGATTGGGTCAGATGTTGCTGCTGCCTTAGCGCGATATTCTGCTGCCTTCAGCATTAGCTCGTTTGTTTGTGTGACAGCAATACGTCCAGTGCGCTTTGGCCCACCAGCTACTGCTGCCGACTTTGCTGCTACGAGCTCTGACTCAAGAGCTACCGCCTTTTCCTCTGCTGCTTTTGTAGCAGCCTTTAAGGAAGCGATCTCTGCTCGGACTGATTCAGTCGCCGTCTTTACAGCTTTCTCTACGATCTCAGCCGTCGCTTCGTCGTCGAGAACTTCAGGTGCAGCTTCCTCAGCTGCTGCCTCAGCTTCTACAGCTGGAGCTTCTTCTGCAGCTACAGGCTCTTCGCCTTCTGCAGACTTGATTGACCCAGCGTTTTGCTCTGGGGTCATAATGGTCGCTGTCGATACGTTAGCTGTTGTAGCGATACCTGCATTGTTGCCAGGGATCTGAACGGTTGTCTTACCGTGATCTTGACCAGGCATACCGCAGCCACACTCTAGGCACTTGCTGATCGAGGCTGACTTCGCCATAGCGCACTTCATACAAGGAGACTTATCGCAGCCACCGTCTTTAGCGCAGGCCTTACAACCGTCGCAGTCGCAGCCCTTTGAGTCGTAGTCGCTGTCAGCTTCTTTAGCTGCCATTTCGATTGTTGATCCAGCCATATCGTTTGTCTCGCCTTCTTCAGATTCGCCTTCGTACCAGCGGAATAGGTGTTTTAATGATTCGATAAGCTCTTCAATATCGTCACGCTCATCTGAGCCGTCAGCCATTTCGCCAGCTTCAACGATAATGAGCTGAGCTAGTGCGCGACGAGCTGTGTCGTATGACGCTTGATCGAACTTAACTGTGTCGCCCTTAGCAGCTTTGTGAAGCTCCAGGATTGTTTCAGCGATTGCGGATTTCTTCACGTTCCACCCCTCGGGTAATTTATCGACCGCGTTTAGAGCGCGAGCGCGTTGGATTATATGTTTCTTTGTAGCTGCTGGATCTTTAGCGCGTCCGAAAGCTTGGATAGCGTTTTGTAGATCGGCAACAGTTTTAATTGGGTATGAGCCATCTGGCATAGCCTGGCCTGCGTCAGCTGCGTCCTCACGCTCTTGAGCTGTGAACTCGCGCTTTTCGATTAGCTCTTCTGGGACAGCTGCAAGTGTGCTGTCTCCACCGACTGACTTAGCCAATACGAGCTGACAAGTAGGGTTAGCTGGACGATCGACGAGTGAGAGCTCCACGATCTGTCCATCTACGATACGACCGTTAGCAGCTTTGTTATCGCGTACTACGCGTGGGCCTTTAATACCGATTGAGAAACCTTTGAGAACTTTGTGCTCAACTTTGAGGATAGAGTTTTTGTCTACGACTTTGGCTGTGACGTAAAATCCGTCGCCCTTTTCTTCGTACTCAGTAGCGACGCCAGCTGCAATAGAGCTGTGTTGCTCACGAATGTTTCCACCAGACTTGAACCATTCTGGCATAGCTCGCTTGAGCCAGTCGTTATCGCAGATCTGCTGGTCAATATCCAGATCGTCTGAAGTAGCTTTGCCGTAAACGGTGAGTGTGCCATCGTCGTTTTTGTCGTACTTAAAGATCTCTGCGTATGACGTAGCGAAATCATTTGCCATTGGTGCTTTCTCCTTGTTGAGTTTTGCTGCG